ATTTCTATTTTCAACGCAACCTGTATATAAATGCATTATTGTCCCTTAGGAGAATCTAAATCCATAATAAATGAATCTTTAATTAATTGTATATGACACTGATGTTTTTCTCTATCAATTGAATGATTAATAGCACTAATTAGATAATTTCCAGAGAACATTTGATCTAATATATCATTAACTGAATCTGATGAATCAATAGGGTTAAATTTATTTAGTTTCAAATATATTTTATTTCCAACGGTATAATCTGTTCTACCAGGTACAACAATATTAACTTTGTTTGCTTCAGCTTGTTGAATCAAAGATATACGTTTTTGAACAGTTTTTGAATTGGTCACATCAATATAATTGTTAAAATTATTATAGTATTTAGGAAAATTAATCACCATCGAATTATTTTTACGGATGTTTTTCTTTGATGTTAACGGGTATTTATTAAGATGTTGAGTGTTATTAAATTCGTCAAGCATATCAAAATTCTTTACCATAAATTTTTTAGTTGTAATATCGTATGCAACCATCTTTGATGCATACATCCCCATTCTAGATCTATCTATGTAATCAAAAAGCGAAGGGAATTCTATATCAATAATACGTTTATACTCTTCTTCTACATTTCTTAATGATGTACCATCTTTGTTAAAATCTCTCATATATTGATCATAAATAAATTCCTGCACAGCTTCTTGTGTATAAAGATATTCAGTGGATACAAAATTAAATCCTTTTCTGTTTTCAAAGAAAAGGTATCCAGATGATCCATTAATATTTTGTGCTGTTTCTGCTATATAATTTAGGTTCTTGACAGGACTCCAATAATTTGAAATAAATTTATTTCCATTTGGAGTGTATTCGATATTAGTATCTTTTTTAGATTCAAGCCCATTAAAAGAATCAGTTATAATTGTTTTTGCAATTTCAGATATCTTTCCTTCGTATTTAGTACTAATCTTTTTATTAAGATCAACCATAGCTTCTCTTGAAAAGAAGTGAATCTCATAGGCAACTTGTCGGTCAGCAGTTTTTAATCTATTATTAATTTTGTAAATGTAAAACTGATCATTAATAACTTTTCCTTTACCTGAAAATGATGGTGTGTTAATTTTAATGTTGACAAATTCTTCACCTGTAAATGGAAAAAGATTGGCAAAGTCAATAGATTCTTTGACCGCAAGAACACCTGAGATAAATGGAGAAAACATATCCTCATATATCTCAATTGCTAAAACTTGATTGGTTATTTCTTGACCAAACCCATTTAATGAAATAACTTCAATCTTTTCAATATTTACGTCTCCGGCGAAACGTATTCCTTCAGTTGATGCTGGCATTATATAATATCTTTAAAGTTTTTAAGGATTGTTTGTAATAGACTTGGAGAGATAAGTTTAATTCTACGTTTTGATTCATTTAGATCTGTCTCATACTGATAGTTTGATATTGATACTGCGCCTGAGACGCTTGAATCAACAATATAACCTGCTGAATTAATGTAATGATGGACTCCATATACAGCTGCTCCATACTTATTAGATATATGTTTTTCTAATTCATATTGAGCTAATGGAAAATCATCCACATAATTAAACTTTTCATTACATAACATAACCACCCAATGATATAAAGGAGAACCATATACTTTTTCTGCTATAATTTCTGGAGTTTCTCCATCACGTATATCATATTCATCATATAATGTTACATTGGATAGAATTTCTTTACGAACTCTAACATTCTGAGATACATCTTTTATAAGTTTGTACTCAGTCTTATTATTAATCTTATAACCATATAACATGGTAGGAAATTTATCAAAATACATAGATTATAGTCCGTCCTGGATCTTCTCTTTTGTAAGAGTTGCAAGTTCCATAAATGATAATGATACGTTGATTTGTGTTGGCATGCCGCCTTCAAAGGTTGTAAATTGGCCCTGTGGAGCATAATTAACAGTCATATCAGTTAAAACACATGATGTATGACGATTGATGTTCATATTCTCTTTACCATTATTATAGTAGAATATATCAAACTCAGATGGATATATGTATAAAAACTGATTAGCATCTTTAAATTCTGGATGCATATGAAGTTTAAACTGATAGATAATATTTAATACGTTTTGAGCTTCTTGGGCGTCTCTTGGAAAAAATTCATAATCAAATTGGAATTTACGGAAAGAAACATTTTTAAATATTTGTTCTTTTCTTGGGTTAGGAGCTAATCCTGTTAATTTTTGAATACTTCCACCTAAACCTGCTATATTACCTGCCTGCATAGCTGTAGAACCTATAGCTGCTCCTGCGCTTTTTGCCATATCTCCAGCATTAACATTACTATAATTTCCAGTTTGCATTGCTTTCATTAAAGCAGCACCTCCTCCTCCAGCAGCTAAAATTAATGCAGCCATATTTGTATCTTCTTCGTCATATGATATATTATATGCAGTAGTTAGATTGTTTGGAACGTGAAGTGCAACCGCAGTTTTAACTCTTTTCTTTTGTCCTGTAAGTCTAGATCCTATAGATGATACTACGTTTTGAGCACCTACTGAATTATAAGTTTTATCAAATGTTTTATTTACATATCCAGTACCTCTTGCTATACCTAAATTTACTTGCTCAGTTACTCCCGGCAATGAGTTTGATGCCAAGCCTACTAAACTACCTTGATCTCTAGGAGGAATATCGTCTACTGTTGTTTCTTGTTTATCTCTAATTAGTTTAGAATCAGTGGACACATTAATATAAAATATAACATAATTTCCACCGTATTCTCCTGATGAACCCATAAGATCGGCTGGATATTGAAACTGATCAATATTATACTTTGAAGCATCAAAAGACGATGCTTGTCCTCTAGGTTTATAGATAGGATTAGGTGTATTAGGAGCAGCAGTTTGAGATGATTGCTTGCTTGTTAATATACTTGGTATTGGATCAGCCATAGGAATTCCTAAACGTTTATGTATTATTTATATGACCCGGAGAACAATAAATAGTTTATGTTTCATAAACGTAAGTATAAACCAATGTTTCCTGAGAAGTATGAGGGAGATCCGACTAATATCATTATGAGATCCAGTTGGGAGACTCGCTTTGCCACCTGGTGCGATCGTAATCCATCAGTCATTAAATGGCTATCAGAAGAGACTGTCATACCGTACAGATGTCCTACCGATAATAGGATCCATAGATACTTTGTCGACTTTAAGATCAAGGTTAAGACTAAGGATAATGTAATAAAAGTGTACCTGGTAGAAGTTAAACCTGCCAAACAGACTCAGCCTCCGATATACCCAGGGCGAAAGACCAGACATTACATAACAGAATCCATAACCTTTGTAAAGAACCAGGCAAAATGGAAGGCTGCCGATCAGTATGCCAGGGATCGAGGATACGAATTTGTCATTATTACCGAGAATGAATTAGGTCTGACCTAGCATATAAATAATAAATGGCTAATTTAATTGACGTTTTTGCACAAAATCAATATGATTTAAAGCAAGCTGCAATGAAATCAAAACAATGGTTTCAGCAACAGGCACGTCTATTACAAGTTCATCAGTTAAAACCTAGACATATAATTAATTCAGACCCTGAAGAGAATTCTGTATCAATTATTCCAGGCAATCTTTATATGTTTGTGTATGATCCAAAGACTAAAGCAGATTTACCTTACTATGATATGTTTCCTTTGGTATTCCCATACAAAAAGACACCTGATGGATTTATTGGTTTGAACATGCATTACATTCCATATCAACCTCGGATAGTACTGCTTCAGAGATTGATGGATTTTGCAAATAATAAAAAGATGGATGATACGACCAAACTTAAATACAAATGGAGTTTGATTAATGGTGTATCAAGATTTAAGTGGGCAGAACCTTGCATTAAACAATATTTGAGTTCTCACACACGTTCTACCTTAAGACGAATCGCTCCTCAAGATTGGGTAACAGCAATGTTATTACCAGTAGAACAGTTCGTTGGAGCAAATAAAGCCAATGTATGGCAGGATTCAGGATTTTAAATGGCAAAATTAAATGACTTTGTAGGATCGATAGCTAGA